CTATTTTGTTAAATTGTTCACACATAACTCGATGGTGTGCACCCTCAATGAACGATGGCCACATAGTCCTAACAAAACTTAGAAAGTCTGAACGGCACGCTTCTTGTTTTTCACGTCGTTGTAATTCGTCGGTAATTAAATTTAATTCTAATAACTCGTCTCGTTTTAACGTAGTTAAATCTACACTGCCAATAAAGGATTGAACATCTTCTATTGAATTAAGATCCATAGTTATTACCCTGTGCTAAAAGGAAACGCAACCCTTGCTCCTATTTGTTCTTTAAACGGATCAAATGTTGTATTTAAATTTATAGGAAAGTCTTTCGAACCTATATTATACCCTTGAGGAGAAAATAATTGTTCTATAAAATTTGGGTTTTGCGTAGCATTAAAAGGTAAATTATTTGTATTAGCTTCAGCTAATGTCATATTTTGTGGTAACGAACCAATCCCCGCTTCCCTTGACTGTCTTTGCATTTCTATATCTTGATTAAGACTTGACGCAGGGGTTAATGGATTATTATAAAAATTTGTTGTCGTATTACCAAACATATCAAAAGTTCTTGTATCAGGTTTGCCGACAGTTTGCGGCATCGCTGCTGCAGCAATCTTATCTTTCGATTCGCCTGTAATCGAATTTACTATTTGAGAAAATATATTTGGGTCTTGGTTTTTTGCTTGTTCCGTTGCATCAATAAATCTTTGATCACCAACAGGAAGTCCATCTGGATTTGTTAACATACCTCTTATCGCCATTATTGGACCAGGAAGACTGGTCGTCAGATTAGAAAATACTCCAGTCGAAGGAAGTTCTTTTACCTCCCCTAAAGTTGTCGGCTGTCCAATATAAAAATCTCCAGGTTTGAATTTTCCAGGATCTAAATTTTGCCTATACCTTAAATTATTTACCGAATTTAAATCGCCTTGGTTCATTAAATTATCATAACGAACATCAAAACCAAACTTCCTGCCTAATTGCGACATGAAACTTTCAGGAAAAGGATTAGTCGAAGTTGCACCTCTCGATGCATCGTACAAATTTTGACCTGTTACACCGTAGTCAGCTCCACCACCACCGATCATACTTATATCGGTTTTATAATTTTCACGACCACCTTGTTGTTGTAATGCCTCTGCTGCACCAGCACTTAAAATATCGTTACTTGAATTATTAGAATCGTTAGAACCATCGAAAGCTGAATAATCAGCCCCTCCACCAAAACTTCCCATTGTTTCAGAATCATCTGTAAAAAAAGCTGGGATTCCTGCAATAGTTGGACTGCCTGATCCACCACGGTCTTTTAATAACTGAGCTTCTTGAGGATTTATATACGCAAGCATATGGGGCTGTCCATTTATCTCCGTGTTTCTTGGAACAGAATTACTTGGGATAGATGCTAATCCACCAATATTCATGCGTCACCCTCCATGGTTATTTCACATATATACTATTTTTAAAAAAATTAAAAGGGGTAAGAAGGTTCCTGACTCTTTTTTACTATAGTAAGGGGTGGGGGGTCAAAAAATTGTCAATCCTAAAAAATGACTCATATTATTCGAGACAGCTGCACTTTAGTGCTAAAAAAAGGTGGTCGTTTCTGCTATATCGGTGGTGGGGGTCTCGTCTAGTCGCTTTAGAATAGGGGGTCATAAAAACTTTTAGCAGTCAGTCAGTCTTACGCCCGATAGGGCGGATAAACCCCGTAGGGCGGGATAGTTAACTTGTTAACTAATGCGTACTAGTGTACTAGTACATGAATATTTAAGCATAAAAAAAGCCCCCAGCTTTTCAGCTAGGGGCTAGGTAGTTAGGCGTTTAAGCCTTTACTAGGTAGGGGCTAGCACCTTGGTAAGCCTTACCCTCACCCATTAACCTTTGACGGTAGAACGCCCATATACGGTCTTTAGATTGAGTACTACTAAAAGGGGTATTATCTAACTCCTTTAGTATTTCAGCTTTACTAGCCGTACCGCCTAAATTATCTAGGGCTAGTAGTAAGCAATGAGCCTGAGGAGGTAAGGGGTTACTAGTTAATGTGTCTAGTACGTTAGGGGCTAGGCTAACTTTTATATTAGCACTAGAACCCTTACTAGGGGCTGGAATACCCATTCTATTAATAGTGTTTGGGTTAGTAGTAGGGGTATCAGCTTTACCATTAGAGGTAGGGTTTTTAATATTTGTCATTTTATTGACCTTTCTTACTTTCTAGTTATAGGGGCTAGACCACCTAGCCCCCTTACTAATTATATTAAGCATTTTTTTACTATAGTAAAGTAAAAAAACGAAAATAATTAAAAAAAGTTAAATTATTTAATTAACTTGTTAACTATCTATTTTCGCTATTTCCTGCTGTAGAGTCAGTCAGTCAGTCAGTCATACACTCCAGTCAGTCAGTCATACATATATACTCTATGTATGTGAGCCAAGATTATGATGATGATGAACAGGGCTATGATGAAAGATATGATGAAGGCAGTCAGTCAGTCAGTCAAGCAAGCGTAAGAACAAAAAGAAACCAGCCGAAGCTGGTTTCAAAGAGAGGTTAGTCAAGCTTGATATATTCAGCTTCGACGAGCATCTTGCGATAGAAATCATAGATACGTTTTGGAGTTTGGACAGTAGCAAGACCATTCTCCACAAGGTTATCAACGACATCTTTTTGAGTAGCAGAGCCACCAAGAACTTCAAGCGTATTCAAGATAATCATAGCTTGACCAGCAATCTTACGATTTTCAATAGTCTTGGTTAGTAATGTTACTTTGCGAGTATCGAAGCCTGACTTAGCTGGACGAGGTATACCAGAATTTCCAACTGGTGATACTACTGCTAACTTTGGAGCTTCTACTTTTTCAACTGACTTGGAAGCGTTGACCTTCTTTTGAGCTTTTGCCATTTTACTGGACCTTTCTACTTTCTGTATAAACGCTTAATTACGATTATCATTATATAGTATAGTACAATATTACGAAAGTAAAGTACAAACTAAATGTTTTTTATGTATACAAAATCGCTATTTTCTTGAGTCAGTCAATCAGACAGTCAGTCGGTCAGTCAAGCAAAACTGTTCCAAAATCGCTTTCCAATCATATGGCTGACTATAGTGATGAACAGAGAGTGATGAATCAACCACCCTGTTTCTAAGGTTGATTGATTGATTGCCTGAGACCATCCAAAGTTTGCGTGATGATGGGTCGCTTGCAAATATCCAACTTACTCCACCTGATGAAGCACGCCTCATGTGCCATGCACATTGTTGGGGTGACAACTTGACTGATTGAATGACTCCTATCTTGAGTTCAACCCAAAACTCTGACCCTTGCCAACAGCCATTGACGTCAGGAACACCAGTCGATAATGCTCCAGTCTCAACTCTTTGCCAATGAACCCTCGGTAAGTTTTTCTTCATTGCTTGATATAATGTCTTCTCTGTCTGGTACATGGTTCACTACTTTCATGTTGCTACCGTCAACTAATTGTTGTATCCTGGATATTAGGTCTTCGGAACTCATTGTTTCAACCTTTGAGACCATGACCTCTTTGCGATCAATATAAAGCCCTGCGACCTTGCCACGATTCACCTCGGCTGAGATGGCTGCAGCAATTTGCCCTGTATCCTTGGCTTCATCACGCAAATGGGATAATTCTGTTAGATGCGAGTCAACCGAAACATCTGCTCGTTCTCTCTGCTTATCCAAAAGTTCTATAATGAAGTTTGCTACAAGTGGGTTTGTCCTCAACATTGCAGAACCCTGGACTTTTGAGCCAATCATGCTTTTCGTAAAGCCTGACTTTCGTGCTGCTGCGGCAGCAGACATTCCTTCAACATACAGTCTACTGAACTTTTTGTGCTTTGGGAGTAGTGGACGATGTCTCTTACCGTCTGGCGTAATCCAGTAATTGCCACCCTCACTAGGCAAAAGTGGAGTATACTCAAGGTCTTTCATACAATTCTCCTTTTCTTACTTTCACATGAAGCATAACACCAAATCTAACCCTACGCAATAACAATATACAGTGAGTTTTA